TTACAGGTGATTCAGCTTTAACATTAGTTTTTAGTAATACAGGTTTAGCTCTTACTTCAACAGGAGTAAATCCAACTGGAGCAATACCTCTTTATAATCAAATAATGACTTTTGTATATCATTATTCAGTAAATGGAACAACTACAATTTCTCATAGTTTCTTTACAACTTCACCTTATGCAGATGATTTAGCTGCCTCTGTAACTTATGTATCTGGAAGTAAATTTATTCTCGCTCTGTACAAATTAAATGCTTCTGGTTATGTCCCAGTTAAAACTTATAACTATTCTCTGATACAAGAAAAAGATGGTGCTGGAAGATCATTATATTATTCAGATGTTTTTAATCAAAATCCATATGTACAATTTAAATTAAATACCGCATTTACCGGAACATCTTATGTATTACCAGGAACTTCTACAGTAGCCTTTTCAGGAGGAGATAGAGGAGCAGAACCACTACTTTCAAATTATACTACTGCTTGGAATCAATTTCAATATGGAAATAAATACAAAGCTAAAATATTTATGGATGTATATGGTACAGCAGGAGTTCTCCTTAATACTATAGTTCAATCTTATCAACCTTGGGCACAAGCAATCACATGTGTACCTCTAGGATATACAGCATCACAAGCCCTTACTTTTAGATCTTCTCTGGGTATAGATTCTGATGATATTTGTCTTTATCACAATTGGAGAAAAATAGAAGATGCTTATAATAACTCTCTTGCTTGGATTTCTAATATAGGATCAGTAGGAAGAAAATACGCTATGATGGCAGACTCCTATGATGCTGCAAGTCCAGCAGGTATTGATGAAAATAGCCATGGAGGTTTAATCTCTGATTGGACAACTCTAGAAGTTGAAGTCGACTATACACAAGCAGAATTAGATTCATTCTATAATGCTCAAATCAATCCTATAGTATTTGATGATGCTTATGGTCTTATGATATATGGAGATAATACTTTACAAGTTACTACCAGTGATACTTCATTTGTTGGAACTCGAAGAGTATATAAATATATTACAGATACAGTATCAACTCAAATTCTTAGAAAACAAGAATTCAAACTTAATGATCCTACACATAGACTTATGGCTAAAACTCAAACTGATGAATTTCTAGCACCAATAATTGGTAATGGCTGGATTAGGGAAGCACTCGTTGTTTGTTCTGAAGATAATAATACTGATGATGTTCTTAATGCCCGTGAATTTGTGCTCGATTTGTACATAAAAATTCAACCCAATTCCCAATGGATTACGTGCCGTTTGACGAGAGTAGGACAATCTGTCTCTATTTCTTCTCTTGTGGGATAATAACAGCATTAGTTAGTACTATAAATAAAATATAGTACTAACTAATATATAATAATTTTTGAAATAATAAAGAGGTATAAAATAATATGTCAATTTCAACAGATCAGATACTTTCATTGGGCGACGATGCTGCCGCAAGTCAATACTCCATTATATTCCCTACGGGTATTCCTGGTGGTGGGGATGGGAACTTAATATCACTTAGAGCAGATCAGACATTTGATCCACCGGAAGATACTGTGGCGGTATATGATATTTTTCATAAAGGATTTAAATTTACAAAAACAGGAATGTTACAAGAAACTACAAAAGAATTTTCTATTGATGTTCGTTTGGATCAAAACTGGAAAGCTTATGATGATTTGAAAAAATGGTGTGATTATTCTTATGATCATAGTAATGGAACAGCAATGCCGGATATATTTTCTAGGAGTACAATTATTGTGCAAGCAGAAGATAGAACACAGACAGCGGTTAAGAAAATATCTTTTAAGAAGGCAAAACCAAAGTCTATAAAAATAGGAACATTTGATAATGCTTCTGGAGATCCTATAAGAATTACAATAACATTTATATATATTTCTATGACTGTGGAATAGGTGTAGAATGTCAGTTGCGAGTAAATATAAGAAGGTTGTTGATACAGCAGCGATAGCAATGACTGTAGATAAGGAGTTTTATGGAAATATAGGACTTCAGAATAAATGTTTATTTGAAATAATAATGACACCTGAAATTGATTTTACTAAGAGTTTTGTATCTATAGCAAAATCTACTGTAGCTGCTGCAAGAGATTTTTTAGTGGTAAGATTTTATCTATATTCTATACAAGATCTACCCTTAACGGGTTTTGAATATATTAGGTATGGAGGATTGCAGGCTGTAAAGGATTTAATATATCCAGAATCCTTTACAGCTACATTTCTTGAAGATAATATGGGAACTACAAAAGGATATTTAAGAAAATGGCTTAATGATATTGCATCATATGATTCTACTACAAAAGATTTTATTTTTAATGATGATCAAAGTATATCAAAAAGAAGTGCTATTATAATGCCTATTCAACAAGATGCTTTACCTTCTACAGAATGGATAAAAATAGAAGGAATGAAAATAAAAGCTGTTACTGGAATTGGTTATGATCATTCATCAGGAGATACAGAATTGATTACAGTTGAATTTGCTTGTGATACTATAAGATTAGTTGGATTAAGTTTATTTGACTTTCTATAAAGAGTACTAATATAAAAGTTTTAAAAATATTAGTAGTAAAGGAGATGAATTATAATGTCTGAAGAAAGTATACTGTTAAATCCAGAAGAAGTTAAAAGAAGAAAAAAAGAAGTTATATATGAAAATGAAGAAGATATTGAAAAGGAAAAAGAGATTATAGCTAAGAATTTTGCTGATACTATAGCTATAGAATATGAATCTCAAGGTAGATTTGATACTCCAAATGTACTTCATTTTAAAGATTATTCTCAAAGACATGTTAATGATATTCAATTATCATCACAAGATGATTTACTTGATGTTATATGTTCAGTTTTAAATGATCTAAAAAAAGATGATATAGATTTTAAAGTTGAAGATATGTGTGCTGAAGATTTACTTGAAACTCTTATGGGAATAAAAGTAAAATATGAAAGTCAATATCATACTCATAGATGGTTATGTGATTGTCAAAATGAAGCTGATGAAAAAAATAGAATTATAAATGAAACTGTTATAGATTTATTATCACTAACTTACAAATCAACGAGTGAAGTTGATGAAGATATGAAAGTATTTTTTAAAGAAAAACTTGATTCTATATCAGATGAAGCGTTTAGAAAATACCTACTTAAAAAATATAAAAATAATCCTATAGAAGATCTTGATAGTTATACAAGAGATATGGAAGTTGCAAAAACTAAACTCAAAGAACCTGTTTATTTTATAGCAGGAGAAGATAGTTATGGAATAAGGTTTCCTAGAGTTAAAGATATTCTTGAAGCTAAGGAATATGCAACTAAAGTATATGCTCCTAAAATTAAATCTTCTCAAAATAGAAAAGAGGCTAATGTCCCTCTATATGAATTAAAAGAAAAGAAAGAAAAAGAGTTAAAAATATTAAAAGAAGAACAAGGCAGATTATTATTTCTATATGCTAAATCAATGGTATTAGTTTCTAAAAATGATAAGAAGTTGTCTAATAAAGAAAAATTTGAAGAATATAGAGATGTAATCACAAGAAGCACTACTGACCAGATAAATGAATTTTTTGATAAAGTACAATTTGGTTTACAACATGAATTAGAGTTAGTTTGTCCTTTATGTGGCGAAACTGACAAGAGGTGGCTTCAGAGGGTCATTGATCCTAGAGAGTTACTTCCATACGGGAACAGCGATAGGAATAAGTCCATTTCTACCAATGGAGAATCTGGACAGCGTACAGGATTTAATATTTATTTTGGTATATAAATTAGGATATTCTGAAGAAGAAGTTCTTAGAATGGAAAGATGGGTTGCTAAAAAAAGATTAAATCAATTTGAAAAGTATCAAAAAGAAAAACAAAAACATATGAAAGATGAGATGGCAAAAAATAAAGCTCCGTCTTCAAAAAGATAAAATTAAAAAACCTGAAAATTAAATTCAGGTTTTCTTTTTACTAATATATATAATGGGGGTAGTTAATGGATACTGCAATGGTATTTCCTGATACAAGAACAGGAGAATCTAAAGAAATAAAAAAACAAATGAATATGGTAGATAAAGTATATTCTCCTTTTCTATCTAAATTCTTTGCTTCTACAGGAACTGTTCCTAAAGCTATTCTTGATCTACAAACAGCCTTATCATTACGACTAGTAAGAATGATACAAATATTAGAAGATCTATTTGAAAAGACAGTAGATGATTCTGCTGTTGCTGCAAAACTAGCTCCAAAACCAGATGAAAAAAAGAAAAAAGAAGAAACAGATAAACGATGGTATAAAATAGTAAAAGGTAAATGGTTTGAGAAAGCAGCTGGATTTTTAAAATCTCTTGCTTCTGTTAATTTTCTTACTCAATTATTAGGATTTATAATATTATTACGAATGGGATTATTACAAATGGTCCTCCCCTGGTTATTGAGTGTAGTGGGAGGAGCTATAACAGCAATTATAAAAGCTATACCTGCTTTGCTTAAATTCTTTTTTAATTTATTATGGGTAACTATTCCAGAAATATTAAAAGGAATTTTTAGAACTATATTTAAAACTCTTGGAATAGAAAATAAAACATTATTAAAATTTGGTGATATGCTTGCTAAAATATTACCTATGTTAATAGCTATAGGATTTATATGGTTTAAAATTGGACCTTATATTTTAAAAGTCATTTCAGCTCTTGGTAAAATTGGACCTATATTAGCAAAATTAAAAATATTTGGCCCTATGTTAAAAACAATGGTAGGATATCTTGGAAAATTGAATTCTGGAATTTTAAAATTAGGTGGTATTCTAAGTAAATTTGTAATTAAAACATTACTTCCAGCAATGTGGTCGTTTCTTGTTTCTTTATGGGGATTTGTTTCTAGCCTACTTACAGCAGCAGCACCTCTTCTTTTAGCTGCACTCCCATTTATAGCTATAGTTGCATCATTGGTGTTACTTTGGATATATGCTGAAAAAGTATCAGACTTTTTTGATAATCTTGTAGAACGATTTAAAAATTTAAGTACTATGGGAAAAATATTAGTCAGTGCTATATCTTTAATAGCGTTTCCTATTACAATGTTTATATCTTTAATATATGGAATAGCTAAAGCATTTAAATTTTTTAAATCTAATGGATTTGCAGAAGTATTTAAAAAAATATGGATAGGAATTAAAGAAGGATTTTCTAATATATATAAAGGTATTGTTTCTTTCTTTGATTCAATACTTAATTCTATATTAGATAAAGTTAAATGGATTATTGATAAAAGTAAGAATATATATGGAATCATAACAAATTTTTTCGGTTTTATTATAAGTGGATTTTCTAATATAGGAACAGGAATTAAAAATTTCTTCAGTATGTTTGATCCTTTCTTTAATTCTATTTGGAATGGTCTATTAAATATAGGAAAGGGAATTAAAAACTTTTTTGGTTCAATATCTTCTTATATAGTAAACACTATTTCAGGTATTACTAATTTTATTATGGAATTAAATGAAAAAGTGTATAGTGCTCTATGGAATGGAATAAAAGCAATGCTTAAATTCATTATAAGTATTCCAGATAGAATATTTTCAGCTATTAGAAATGTTTCTAAAAATTTAAAAAAATTAACATTATGGTTTGTTGGATTATTAAAAGGTATGTTAACTTCTATGCTAGAACCTTTTAGAAATATATTCGATGGACTTAAAAAAATTACTGGTCCAGTTATAGATGCAGTTGCTCCTCTTTTATCTAAATTAGGTAATTTTATAGGGAGTATAGGTGATACTTTAAGTAGTGTTTTTGATAAAGTTAAATCAGCTTTTTATGGTATATTAGATTATCTTGGTAATATCATTGATTATGGTTGGAAATGGTTTTCAATGGGGGATAAAGAAAAAAGAGTAATAGAAGAAACTGATAAAGCTTTAAGAACCGATAAAGGCGATATACTTACTAGATTAGCTGATTCAGAAGCTAGGGCAAAAGTAACAGAAAAAGAAGCAGCTCAAATTTCTACAGAAGATAAAATGTTAGCTGAAGAGTATATCACATATAAGAAAAAAGAAGGTAATGATGCTCATAGTTTTAAAAGATGGTATGCAGAAAATATTTCAAAAGTACAAGAAGGTAAAAGCTCAGGTAAAGTTGCAGAAGCATTTAGAAGCGCTCCTGATAGATTAAAGTCATTTGAATTAAATAATGCAGCTTCAGAATCTTATAAAAATAATATAGATCCTCAAAAATAAAAAGGATATTTTATGAATACGATAGTTATACAATTAGAAGATGGTGCAATAGTTACTGCTCCTATTATGGATGATATAGCAATAGAAGCTGTTAGCGAATTTCAGTCTATAGGAGATCTTGTACCTACAGCAGATTCTATAGTTACTTTATTAACTGCTACAGGAGCAGGTACTAACAGTACTTCACAAACAGCGGTACTAGCACGAAGTATATTAGATGCTCCAAGATGGACTAAAACTAACCCAGTAAAAATAACTATTGATCTTCATTTTTATACAGAAACAGATTCAAAAAAAGATGTTGTAGATAAAATGAATATACTATTAGGTTTACATGTTCTATCTATAGATACTATGGGAGTATTAAAAATTCCTGGATTTAATGCTAAAAATATTAAAGATGTAAAAGAAACTCTTACAAAAACTGATAAAAATAAAAGTGTGGGAATATCTATTCCTAAAAAAGCAACTACAAAAGATGTATCTAGTGCACAAACAAAAAATATATCAGTACTTATTCCTGGAATAGTTTATTTACCCTTAGCATTTATTTATGCTATTACTCCAACATATTCAAAATTTAAAACTTCAAAGGGATTACCCTTATGGGCTACAGCATCTTTACAGATAGTAAGTTTAACTCCAGCGTCCATTCAAAATTTTGAAGATGGAAATTTAATGTCATATAGTTCTGTATTTGGAATAGTGAACGATAATGCTATTCTTAATAATGGGGTATTAACATGAGAGAAAAAGTACAAACAATATTATATACAAGTCCAGATGGAGATGTAATAAGAGATTCTACATCTATTGATTGGAGAAAATTTGAATGGACTAATGGTTACTATATTCATAAAGTAACTAAAAAAGAAATGCAAAAACCATATCTAATAGCAGCAGCATATTATGGAGATTTAGAGTACGAAGATATTATTCTATTGTTAAATAATGTTGAAGATCCATTTGAAATGGTTCCAGAATCAGAAATATATATACCAAAACTAGAGGACGTTAAGAAATTTATTTTAGCAAATAGAACATAGGAGTTTATTTTAATGAAAGGATTTTATCCAGCAAAAGTTATAAATAATATTGATACAAGGCAACAAGGAAGAGTTCAAATTAAAATCGAACATCTTCATTATGGCTTTACTACCCCCATGCTTCCTTGGGCAAGACAAGGTTCTTTATCTACAGGAGGAGATGCTACTCATGGAGTTTCTTCTATACCTGAAATAGATTCATATGTATGGGTATGGTTTGAAGATGTAGATGTATTTATGAAAACCCCTTATTATATGGGAGATGTTCAATTTGCAGGAAAACATCCACATGGATTATTTACAACAGATATTGCACCTAATTTAGGAACTGGATCTGCCTCTGTTTATCCTAATACAAAATATACTTATTATGCAAATGGTATATGTATAGGAGTAGATAGTAGTTCAGGAAATCCGGAAATATTTTTATATCATCCTAGTGCATATATATATATAAATAATTTAGGTATAATAGAATTTAAAGCGGGAGCTGTTGCAACACAATTTACATTATTAGGAGAAACTTTAAAAACTTGGTTAGAAAATCATACACATCCTACAGGAACTGGTCCTAGTGGTCCTCCAGTACAAGCTGCTACTTTAACAACTTGTTTATCAACTACAATAAAGCATAACTGATGGCTTTAGTTGTTGCTACATTAAAAGCTAGTTTAGTAACATGGTTAACTAATGCTTCTACTTATCTATCTAATTATGATTCTATGGAAGTATTTTGTAATGCTTATGAAACTTATGCTTTAGCTGCAACTGATATTTCTGGAGATACCCCTTTATTAACTTTTAAAAGTAATATGTTACCATCTGAAAAAAATATATATTATGCTTATTCATTATTATCTATGTTACAATTAACTTGTCCTGTAGATAGTGTTGCTGCTAGAGGAGATAATTATAAATGTTATAAATTAACTGCTTTACCTACATCTAATATAGCTAATTGGGAAGAAATAACTAATCCTGTTTTAGATGTTTTAAATGGAAATGAAACATCTATTTCTTCTTCAGCTAAATTTGAAAATGCTTTAATTGCTTTTTGGTTAGCAGCAACTTTTAAACTTGTTACTCCTCCAGCAGGAACAATTGCACCAGAACTAATCGCAGGAGTTACTACTAATATAATTAAAGGACAATTAGCTATAGATTTAAAAGCTATATTTGATGATCTTTCTCCAACTGCTACAATAGATCAAAAAGCAACTCAAATTTCAACTGCATTAGATACAGCTACAAAAACTATTATAGTTACTTGTGTAGGAACTCTAGCAACACCACCTTATTTTCTAGCTGTTCCTGGAGCTATTGTTTAATTTTAAAAAATATTATTTTTACTAATAATATAATTAACTAAAAAGGTAAGCTTAAAATGGTAATACAGGATATAGATATTTGGGGAGCAGAAGAGGGATCAGGTCAAGCAATTGAATACTTTGCTTCTGAAGCTGTAAAGAATGCTCTTCAACTTTGGTTAGGGATGAAAAAAGGGGAATATTTAATGAATCCTTCGGGAGGAGGAGCATTAGATAATATGGTTTTTAAAACCATGAGTCCTCAAGTAATGTT